CGCCATAAGGAATTTCTGTTACTACAAAACAGTTTTCCTTTTTATCGTAGTCTACTACACTACGAAGTTTACAAGCAAAACCAGTACCTTTCTTCATTGAAGCTTTTACTGCATCTTCATTTAATAACACTGCGCCCGTGGCAAAGTCTGGTGCGATATAGATTTCTTCAAAATCGCAGTTTGGATTAAGCAATAAATACTCAAGTTTTTTATTCATTTCTCGCAAGTTATATTGCGGAATTGAACAAGCTGCGCCAACTGCAATTCCCATAGAACCATTACAAATATTATAATAGCCCTTTGATGGCATTACCGAAGGATAAGTATCTGTATCATCATAATTATTTCTCCAATCAGCAATGGTATCTTTATTTATATCTGTAAATAATTGTTCTGTCAATTCTGAAAGTCTTGTTTCTGTATAACGCTGATGCGCCCAATTTCCACTTTTCATTAGGTTTCCACAGTTACCGTGTATATCAACAAGCGGATAACGCATTGCGAAAGGTTGCCCCGCGCGCATTAGTACTCCAACTGCAGATGAATCTCCATGTATATAAAAGCGCGCGAGTGAGCCAACGGCTTTTAAAGTTTTCTTATATGGCTTGTTGTGATAAAATTTATCATCATAAAGTGCATATAAAATTTGACGTGCGGATGGTTTAATGCCATCACGTACATCTATAAGTGCGCGAGATTGTAAGACTGCACCACTGTATTGTATAAAACTTTCTTCGATTATTGGTTTTAAATTACTCATTTATTTCCTCTATTTACTTCTATCGTATTCATCTTTCTCAAGCCAATACTTATACTGTTCTTTCCAGTATAACGCACATAAAGCTACATATTTCCATTTCTCAGTTTCACTCAATTGACTCCAATCTTTTGTATAAAGCCAGGTATCATAAAATCCACCAGTACGAGTACCAAACTTTTTAAACAATGGATGCTGGCCCTCATGGTTAGGATAAGATTTTTCGACAAGTACATCTACATCATCAATAAAAATATCTTCATCCTTTGGCGGCAAAGGTTCTCTATCAAATATTCTCATTTTATTCCCTCACTTTCGAGAAATCAATATTATTCATTATAAATTTTCTTCTAGGTTCAACATCATCACCCATTAAATCATAAAGCAAATCAATAGCATCTGATGTATATTCCATAACTTCTAATCGTTGATGCACCGGACTAAACATAGAGGCTCTTGCGGTCTCTGGGTCCATTTCTCCGAGACCTTTATTACGGGTTAAATTTCCTTTAACTTGTTTTTTCTTTTTAGCTTCTTCTAATTCGCTATCAGTAAAATAGTAAGTTTCTTTACCTTTATCATTAGCTATATAAAGTGGCGCGCGAAGCCAGCATAAACGCCCCTCTTTAATAAATTCCGGAGCAAGATAAGCTAGAGCAGCCATTATTAAAAGACCAATATGATAACCGTCTGAATCAGCATCAGTACATATACCAAGCTTACCATAACGAAGTTTAGATGCATTGTACTTACCAGGTACAATATTCATTGCTGAAAGAAGAAGTTTAATTTCTTCGTTGTTAAAGATTTTTTCTTCTGGGTTTGATAGACAATTGATTATCTTTCCTCGTATTCCAAGTAATCCATATTTAGTATAATCTCGAGATTGCGCCATTGCGCCAAGAGCAGAATCTCCTTCGCAAATAAGAAGTGTTGAATTCTGACCAAGAAATTCCGCATCTTTCAATTTATCCGAAGCAAAAACTTTTCTCTTCTGGTTCTTTTCAATTTCTTTCGATGCTTCAAGAACTTGCTTGCGCGCCCTCTCAGCGGCTCGTTCTGCTTTAAGTTCTTTTGTAAGCAATTCAAGAATTGAATTAAACTCACTTACATACCTGTGACTAAACTCATCTAACATCTGACCCGTTGCACGTTGTGCCAAGCCTCGAAGTTCGGGATTGTTGACTTTTGTCTTCGTTTGATTTGCGAACGAAGGGTTCGGCACTTTACAGTTTACAACGTAAAATAAACCACCGCGCGCAACCTCTGGACTAAATTCGCCTTTGAATTTCTTTTTGAAGAAATTTGTAAGTGCGGTTTTAACTCCCGTTAATGAGGTGCCGCCCTCTACGTTAGCAAGACCATTTGTAAATACATACCAATGTTCTTTACGGTCGGCCGCCCATTGCATAGCAACCTCACATTCAATTCCATCCTCTTTAACGTGGATGTATAGAGGGGTTTTGTGAATTGGTTTTTTAATTGAGTCTTTAAGGAAGTCTAGTATTCCATTCTCTGATTTATAACGAACAGACTCTTCTGTTTGAATGTTATAAAGAGAAAAGGTAACTCCTTTTGTTAAATAAGACCAATTCTTACACATTTCTTTTAAATCTTCAAAATTTATTTTAATTGGTTCCAAATTATAAACTTCTGGAGAGGGAATAAAAGTAACTGTAGTTCCATGTTTATTAGTGAGATTTGGCTTTACATAAAAATCAGTTTTAACTCCATCTTTAAGAGTCAAAACAGCTACCTGTCCATCTCTCAGTGACGTGGCGCGAAAGTAAGAAGCAGATAATGCGACACCTTTTGCTCCTATTCCATTCATTCCCGCAACATTTTGATAAACCTTTTCGTCAAATTTACCACCAGTGTGAGGCATAGTGTAAATAGCTTCCATAACTTCGGTACCATCTTCGCGCAAACCAAAAGGAACTCCACGTGCGTTATCAGAAATAGTTACTTTATCGCCATCAAGTTCAATAGAAATCGTATCTCCGAAACCCATTGTAGCTTCATCAATTGAATTAGTAATAATTTCTCTAACACATTGTAGAACGCCTTGGTTATCGGCGCTCCCCATGTACATTGCAATTCTTGAACGTACTGCTTCTAAGAAGGATAGTGTTTCTATATCTTGTGCATTATATTCCATTTTCTTCCTCTTTTATTTCTACAAATTCTTCAATACCAATTTTCTTTGCACATCTATCACATAAAGGACTAACCCAACCAAGACTCATCTTAGTAGCCTCGCGGCCGCAGCATAAGCAAATACGTTCAGAATACCACTCATATTTATGAATTATATCATAAACTTCCTGCGGCGCTCCGTTATCATACCATCTAAGTGAGCCATATTTTTCTTTTATTTGAGTAATTCGATATTTATAAAGGTAATTGTGTTTTATAAGTGCATTTCTAATCTCTTCACACATTTGCTCACCAAAAGCTTTGCGCCAACCTTCTGGCATACAATCAAGGTTGGTCCACTCATATTTGGGAGTATAAGACCAGTGATTTTTGGGATAGTTCCAAAGAATTTTATCATTCCATATGTTTCGTGGAATGAGAAATGGATAGCGTTTGCAGAGACGCTTATTTTCCATTTTAATTCTTTTCTTTTTAATGCGCTTATTCATTACTATGCCTTTCTATGATTTCAAATTGGTCCCATTCTGGAATTACTGCACATCCACCCCACGAACCATGTATTTGACCCGCGTCATCAATTTTTTCTATAATTCCAGTTTTATCTGTATAATTTGGTTCTCCATCCATATGAATGATTCTAATCTTATCACCTATTCTTGCTTCCATTTATTTCTCCTTTTTAACTTCGTAATTTGGCGGCACGAAATTCTTCGCAGGCCGCCACCTCCAGTTATCGTTGTCCCAAACTAAAAAATAAGTTTGATGGAACAACTCATCAAAATAGACATCTAATACTTGATAAATTTGATTTGTATCAATTCGTTTTACGTTAAACATTTGAATACCTTTTTTTAATTCTATTTTTCATTCTATAAATATTATAGCAAAAATTAAGGAGAAAGTCAAATTGTGAAGATTGAGTGTAAGTTTATCACTTATATATAGAGTTATATCTATTTTAATTTAGGAGGAAATTCCATGGATAAAGATAAAATATTGGATTATGTAAGGAAAACTCCTGCAAATACAAATCCAAATGTTCTTAAAACAATGCTTGATGATTCTGGTAACGAGATGAACCCTGGATATTCTTGCACAGAGACAGTTACTTTGCTGACAGATGAGAGTGTTACTACGGTTTTTGATGAGGTTAATAATAGTGGTAAACTTGCATATTCAACGTCGATAGATGCGGATACGATAAGAGTTACGTTTGATGGTACGGAATATACTTGCAATGCTCAAGAGGGCGAGATGGGTACATTATATGGCGCGCCAATGGGAGAAGAGGGCATTGATTGGTCTGAATATCCGTTCCAAATTTCATCGGGATTGCGTAATGATATATATACTGAAACTGCGGGGACATATCAAATTAAAGTTGAGACTGTAGAAGAAGTTGTGGAAACAACTCCATGTTTTGAGAAAGCTGTTAATTCTGTTGTTGGTGGTGGCTCTGGTGGTGGCGGCTCTGCGTTAATTGTTAATGGCGATGGACTTGCACTCGATAAGACTTGGCAAGAAATCAAAAATGCCGTTATGGACGGAAGAAATGTCCTGCTCGAGATGACAGCTTTTGGTTCTAGCGTTTATTTTGCGACCGGAGTGACGGAAAACGAAGTTCCGGGAAATCCAGACTTCAGAGTACATTTCGCGAACAAAGATACCTACATCGCAACGAGCGCAGACGGTTACCCATCCCACGAAGACTAATAGCACGTAACAACCCTAACTATATTTTTAACAAGACTCGAAAAACCCTAAAAGCAAGGAGTCCAAACGACTCCATTTTAAATATATATAAAGGAGGTAAACTCAATGTCAATGAACATAGAAAAAATGAAAACTGATGGCATCAACTCTTACCTAATAGACTTAGCAGAAATGAATGCGGATTCTCTAAAAACGAAACTCGCAGTAAACATCGAGAATCCAGCAATCTTTTCACAGTTTAACGGTGAAGAGGGCAATG